CTGGCTTCCGATAACTTTGTCCTCTTGGCTGGATTTTGGGATTTTGATTGTTTTCATTAGCTTTTGCGGTTAAAATCATTTCTCGGTAATGCATTTCATGCTGTTTCGCTACTTCATATTCAAAGTTTTCCTCAGCAATTCTAGCCGCCGCGAAATGAACCGGCGCCATGTGATATTTAGCCTGCAAGCCGCATTGTGTCGCGTCATCCGTTCCGATCAACGAATAACTTGCGGGTAAATATTGGTAAACAATTTTTAAAAGTTTTTGTGAATCAGGGGATGGGTAAAGCTTTAAATTTGTACCATCTATGTAATACCAGTAAGGCGTCCCGTAAGCTTCAGGAGAAATAAAATATGATTTTGGCGCCTGATAAAGCGGCGCATTATCCCATTCTACATGTTCAATCGCAATAAAATCGGCCGGCAGCGCAACGATCATAGTTGAATCCTGCGGGAAACTGCCTGCAAAGGAAGTGCTGTCAACACTGCCGGCCGAACCAAAAATCCTATAACAAGCATCGCTATAAATAATCCCTTCCGGGGCGCTAAGAGTAATAGATGTTGTCCCGATTCCCGCGGAAAGGGTAAAAGTCCAAGTTGTACTGCTGTACGTAACGGTTGCCGTAGCCGCGCCGGCCGCTCGAATTGCGGTTTGCAAATCATCCGCTGCAATTGCGCCGGCTACCCCTGTACGGTCAATGGAGGTTATAGCTATATCGGTTGCGGCTAATGCGTTCGCTCCGCCGATAATCGTTAATCTAATGGCAAAATTTGTTCTAGTAGTAAAAATCGGGGCAAGAGTGAGGTACTCTTCTTTTGACGGCATCTTTGTTTTTTGACAAAACTCCTCCTGCCCCCGATTTAAATAAAATCTTACCACATCATCAGCATAGGTTTGCTGCAAAACGTTTCCGGCGGTTCTCGCCAGCCGTTTAACAATACCTACCTGATCCGCAATCGTCATCTGCGGAACCCTGTTACTACAATTTGCGCTGATGCATCAGACCCCGACAACGCTACCGCTAGACGGCTGTTTTGCGCACTTGCGCTAAGCCCTGGATTAAACACCGCTGAATACGCCTGCGGAACGGACGCGGCCGGATTTAAAATTACCGCGCTGTTTGTCGCGCCGTCGGTTGTTTCATAGAAAATTACCCGCGCTACTCCGGTTGCGGCAGGGTTCATGGTTACATTTACCTGGGTAATATGAAACCTTGTATTTGTCGCTGCCGCAAAGAGGGTTGCCGTCCCTGAAGCTACAGTGCCTAAAGTCAGCACTTTTTGAATGTATGCGCCGTACATTAACTGCCTACCGCTAAAAAATGCATACTAGTTAAACTAGCCACACTTACGTCGGACGCAAGCTCTATCATTGCATACGTTGCGGAGGCTGTATCATAGATTTTAATCTTTGAATTTACCCGGTCATAAGTAACGTAATACGAGCTAGGAATTTGCTGCTCAATCTCAAAATAATCTGTTTTTGTCGAGAAAGGCAGCGTCCAGGTGAACCCGCCGGATTGATAAGTGGAGGCCAGGGTAATATACCCTGTCCTCAATTTCCCGCCACGTGATAAAACTGCGCCCCATTTGTCGCCGCCGGCTTTAAAGGCGGCATTAGCTACAACGGTTACTGCTGCCATTATGATGTACCTGCCGATAATTTACCGGTTAAAAAGATATTGGCGGTTGTCGATGCGGTTACGCCTTCGGTAAGAATCCCAAATTGATGTTGCCCGCCGACATAAGCCGAACCTTGTGCGCCAACCGCGGCTATTGACCATTCCACCGCGTGGCCGACTGAACCGGTAACTAAAGCCGCGCCGAATTGAACGTCAGCGCGGGCGCCAACCACTTGAACCCAGCCATGACCGCCGGCGACAATAGACCCCATTCCTTCCTCTGGAACACCAACCAGTGCGCCGTAACTCGTGATTGACCCCGCCACCGAATCAGCCATTGCCGTCGCAAAATACCCGCGGTAAGTTGCGTCGTCATTTATTTGGACTATACACGGCGTGTCTTTATCAACGCCAGCGGTTGATTTTACATAAACGAATTCTTTCCCGTCAGGATCAACCCTGCGGGCAAGCGGCCCGTTACTAACAAAATCAGTGCCTAACCATGCCATAAATTACCTCCTTATGCGGTATAATCAAGAGCAGTATACAAGAATTGTGTCCTGCGGCTCTTACAGCAAAGATTACCAGCCCAAGTTACCACTTTTGCCATGTGTTCGGGCAGCCCGGATTGTTCCAGCGTAAACCAATCAGTTTTCTTAAAATCATGATCCGGGTGGTATCTGATTTCAAAAGCATCCATATTCAACCCGTACCAATATCCGGCCGGCACATGCGTATCCGAGTAAATCGGCGTGTCATGGAAATAGATGGAAGTAAACCCGCCGTCTGCTTTTGAATCTCCATAATACCGTTTTTGCGGTTCAAGCTGCGCTTCGTAATAACTCCATAAATCCCTGGTTGTTAAAAACATAGTCGGCTTATTTTTGCCGAAAGTCGCGGCGTTTCTCATATAGGAAAGCGATTTATCCCCATACAAGGCCAATTTGGTAGTAGTTGTATCAACGGTACTTGCCCAATGCGAAATGTCCGCAACGGCAATGTCGGCATAAGTCGCTGAAGCCGAAATAATTGTATTCAGGCTCGAAATTGAAGCAGCCGCTTGTGTAGTCGCAAAAAGCTGATCCGCAAAAAACTCTAGAATATCCTGACTTAATTCTTCGGTTTTGTCTTTCAGCAGATTTATAATCTGCGCTTTCCCGCTGTTTTTTACCCGCTCATCCCAAGTAATCATGTTATTAGCGGTAATGTACTTCCAGTCCAAAACCCCTGAAGTGCGGGTATCTTTTTTCCGATACGGAATTACCGCATCAGGGTCCGCCGCTTGAGTTTGATTTAACTGTTTGTACCTGATCGGGAACTGTATTTGATTGCCCCCGTCCCACCGGACATTGCCGGCGGCTTTTAGTTTCTTATAAAACACTAAATCCTCATAAACTTCTTGGGTCAGCGTTTTATCGTAATATTGTGTTTGAATCGAATTAGCTTCGGTTCTGGTCAATGCCATTTATGGCCTCCTGTTAAAGTGTGGCTAACCCAAAATCATTGTAGGCCGCTTTCATAGCTTCGTCAGTATTTTTATACTTTCTGCCGCTATTACTTTGCTGCCCTGGTTCAGATAGGGTTGCGCCTTTGTTCTTTTCCATCCCGCGGGCGATCCGGTCTGCAACTTGCGCCGGACTTAGGCTTCTTCCTTTGATTGAATGGTATGCGGTGTCCAGCAATCCATCCAACCCGCCTTCGGTCATGCCTTTAATTACTTCGGTAATCGCTTGTTCGTCTGCGTCTGGATATTTGGCTTTCAGGTTGGCAATTGCCGCTTGACGGTGTTTAGAGGCTTCCATGCTGTCGCGCCATGCGCGGAGTTCTTCAAGTTCTTTCCTAACTTCGCTGACCGTTTGATCAGTGTACCCCTGCGCCTGCTCAAAGATTTCTTTTGGCTGCGCGGGAGACTTGGCGGCGTTCAACAGTTGCCGATAAATCTCTGGCCTGCCTTTTAGCAGCTTATCCCATTCATCGTATTGCGCTTTAGTTATTTTGAACTGCTCGCTCTCCTCATTAAACTTTTTCCGCGCCGCTTCATACTCTTCTTTTTGCTTCTTGATTTCAGCAAGATGTCGCTGATAATCAGATTGCCGCAAATACGAAGCGCGAAACTCCTTTGACAATTCTTCCTTGCTTTTCCAAGCCTGCTTTTGTCCGTCCGGCAACGTTGCTTCAAAAAAATATTCTTGCGCCGCCCCTTCTTGGCTTGGCGCCGCTTCATGTTTTGAAGCTGCTTCTTGCGCCGGCGCTGTTCCCTGCGTTCCTTCCGGTACTGCGTTTTCCTGCCCTTTCATATCCTACCTCATGCCCCGCATCAAAGATTCCATTCCAGGTTCTGTCTCCGGCCCGCCGGTCATAGCTGGATTTATCTTTTGATTCATTGCATTTAATTTCCCTTCCATTGTCGCTTTTTTAGAATCAGCCTTAGCTGCTTGGACTAACTCAATCATTGTATTCTCGCCGGTTAGCCCGAAATTTTTCTGCAAAAACTCATTAATTGTCATCTCCGGCCTAATATCGCCGGTTGCGCGTTTTGCCATTAAATCCTGAACATTCCCCATTGACCTAGGCGGCTTTGGGCCGCCTGCCATATTTGCTAAATCACTCACTTGGAGCCTCCTGTTGATTTATTTGTCCCATCATTGGCGCCGGGCCGGGCATCGGCGGCGCTTGCCCTTGCTGCATCATTGCGGCCATCCGGGCGTTAATCTCTTCCCGCTTAGGAATTCTTAATTGGTCTAACACCGCTTGCCCATCCACTATTTGCAATTCTTTTAGTTTTAAGAATAGATTTGCCAAGCTTTGTTTATCTAGCGGCAAACTTGAATTGGTCTGTACCAAAATATCCGCGTCGGCGTAAATTGTGTCCGCTCCTTCAAAATATTCAACAAACCTCTTGTAATCTTCATACTGCTGCCGATATTCAGGATCATCTTCTTCTTGAATTTCATTAAAATTCGGCTCTCCAATCGGCGGTTCCGGCTCTGGTTTTACCGGCGCCATCATTTGCCTGCCGAATTCAGCCGAGTTTTCATATTCAAACCATTCAATGCTGTCATCTGTCTTTTTTGAAAATGACCGCGGGGTATTATAAAATTGCTGAATTATTGACAAACATTTATGGCAAAGTGAAATTATTGTTGTTTCTAAATTTCTTACCCGCTGCCGGGTTCTGGTATAACTGGATTCAGCTAAAAGATTAATTTCAGTCGCTGATTGACGCTGCAATTTACCGACTAATCCCTTGGTTATATCCGTCGCGCCGGTAACTTCCTGCATCAGCCTTGGAATAATATTGATTAATTCAAGGAGTACCGGATTCGGCCGGTCAACTTTTACCATTTGCAGCGGCTCGGCAGCTCTGGTCATGTCGGCAACCCAAATATTGCCGCCTGCGGGCAAATCTTTTTTAATCGCTTCCGGATCTAGGCTTGACGACGCATCGACAATCCAATTCGGATTGCAATATAACGTCATATACCCGTCCATCAACTTTAACGCCATATTTAAAGAATCGTTAAGCTCCTCAATTTGGTCAGCTTCGCCTAATCCGTAAAACGCATACGGACTTTCATAATCATAAAAAGTTACATACGGCGGCTTGCCATGCATATACACATATTCTTTTTCTTCTAATAATACGTCCTGCGTAAAATAAACCATTTTCCCATTCGGATATTTTTTCTTTTTTACCGCCTTTTTTTCTTTAGATTCTTTATCATCCTCATAGTATTCCACTACTTCGTCCGATTTCATCCAGACTTCATAAATCGTCGCAAAGTTATTATATTCGTCATATTCTTTAGATTGGTTTTCCGTAATATTATCCGGCTTAACCATCCCGCCTTTTTCAGGGAACCTTTGTTTAATCCAAAAAAGATTTTTCCGTTTCCGCTCACCGCAAAAATGCGCTTCGTCAATCTGGAAACATCCTTCAGCGATAAAAAACGTCCGGGGATCAATGTTTTCTATTTTTAATTCGCCCATCGTTTCGGCTTCGGGGTCAAATGATACTTTTAAAATTCCGACTTTCATAATCAAGGCGTCCATGACCGTCTTTAATATTTTGTTATCAATTTTCAATTTATCCCAAAGATATTCTAATAAAACCGACAACAAATCAAAATGCTTCTGCATGAATGGGAATCTACCCTGCACATACCAAGTCGGCCGGTTATCGGTCAAAAGGGGGGCAATTGTCATTACATTGCTAAAAAGCAGATTCGCAAACACTTTTGATTCAGTGTCTTTTAGTTCTTCTTCTTTATACCAATGCCCGTTAAACTGCTTTAAATGCCGATCCATTTCATCGCGGATTTTTTTTGTATCCTCAAAAATGCGGTCAACTGAAGAACGGAGAATATTGATTTTTTTTAGGTTATCTTCGCTTTCCGTCATTTGTCCCTCAAAAGACCTTTTTCAGCCAAAATCCTATCTCTTTCCCGCTGCGTTTCAATATGCCGGCCTAAGCCGGCATCCCAACCCGGTTTAAAATCAACCATCACCTTTGGCGCGTCCCAAAGTCTTTCACCCTCCCCGCAAATCGCGCATTTCCAGGCTTGCGGATTTTTGGTAAACTCCTCCCGTTGCCCACAAGAACATTTAAACCTGAATAACGGCATTAAATTCGTTGGTTTAGGTTTTGCGCAATTCGCCCAAGCAATTGCTTGCGCTGATCAGCATTGCTAAGCAACTGTACTTGCTGCTGCGGCTGTTGCTGATTTGCCACTAAATTTTTTGCCATTGACGCTATTTGCAGCGCCTGCATAAGCTGTTCAACCATAAGCCATTTTATCAAAAAAGTCCATTTTGTGTATTTCTTTTTATAACATTAAGGTTTATTGTTCAAACCAGCTGTTTGTTGTCCCTTTTCCGGTCGCAACTGCCCTAAAATGCTACTTTCCCCGCGGTTCTATAATAAGATTGTTAGTCATTGCTACCACTCCATCGGTAACATTTACAAGCTGCACTCTTAATAATCCTACCGTTTGGTTAATTGACGCGATATTCCTTTCACAAGTATATGATCCAGTAACTGATATTGACGCTAAACTCCCGGTCGGTGTATTAGTTGTGTTTGACGGCAGCCAATAATCAACCCGCATTGTTTTTCCCGCGATATTTTGATTAGTTGTCCACTGCAAAATATTGTTCGCGGATACATAAAGTTTATTCATATTTCCCCTCCAACGGTATATTTATGGTAATATCCCCCCGCAAATCGCAAGTGCTTACTGTATCCGCTTCAAGGTTTACTGTTCCCGTAAACCAGCCGGCAAGATTACAATATAGATAGACTTTGTTTAATTCAGGCGTTTCAATTACTGGAATTCCAGCAAGAATATTGTTTGCTATCGCGTTTATAAACAACGTGATTGCCGGATTTCCAATTACCGGCGTTCCGGCCAAAATTGATTCGGCTTGTAAATTATAAATAGGCTGAAGCGTTGGATTTTCGATTACCGGATTTCCAGCTAAAATATTAACGGCAGCCGCATCAGCAATAGCCGCTAATTCCGGTGTGCCGACTATCGGCGCCCCCGCGCTAATATTCATCGCTACCGCTTGTATCCCCAAGGTGAGGCTGGGATTTTCTATTATTGGGGTGCCAGATAAAATATTTTCCGCGGTTCCTGCTGAAATAAGCGAAAGAACAGGATTTTCGATTGCCGGGCTTCCGGTTAAAATATTTTCCGCCGTTCCCGTCGAAACAATAGAAAGCACGGGATTTTCAATTATCGGATTCCCGGTTAAAATGTTTTCCGCCGTTCCACGTGAAACAATCTCAACTGCGGGATTCTCAATTTGCGGGTTTCCCGTAAGTATATTTTCCGCTACTCCGGCCGCCGTTGCGGTAAGCGCGGGATTTTCAATTATCGGAACCCCTGTAAGTATATTTTCCGCTACCCCGTTTGCAACAGCTTCAAGGATAGGGTTCCCGACAATTGGGGTTCCTGATAGGATGTTTTCCGCTGTCCCGCTTGAACTAAGGGAAAGTGCCGGATTTCCAACCGCCGGCGTCCCTGAAAGAATATTTTCCGCGGTTAAAGCGGTTGTCGAACTAGTAATTTCATGGAACCCAATGTCAAAACTGCCGGAGCTTGGCCTTGCGTTGTTAGTCTTATCGTTAGTTACTGTATAATAAGAATCCGCATACAGATTTACACCGTAGTTTTGCGCGCCCGCGTCGCTGCTTGATAACCCATAATCAGTAGAACTTGCGAAAGTGAAAGTCTGACTCGTCCGGTCATTCGATCCGCCGGAGGAAGTCGATCCATCGGTTGCGTTGTAATCTGAATTATTAGTCGAAGAGCCGGCCAGAAAATCATAATCAGTGCCGCAGTCGTATACCAGGTTGTTTCTATACCTGAAAACCTGGTAATCCGCGCCTGATTGCGTACAAAGCCCATAAGTGCACTTGACAACCGTGTTGTTATAAAAATAACTGTACAAATACCAAGCGGCCATCTGGATTCCGCGCTGGAATCCGATGACCAGATTATTTTGTCCATAAGCGTATTCATTAGTGCAAAAAATACCGGTGTTGTACGGTGTGCCGGTTTTATCGTATTTTAATATACACCTTTCAACCTTGGAGTAGTTCGCGCCGGTGCCGTGAAGCCGAACCGCGCTGGTCGAAAAATCATCACTGACATACACCTGCATATTTCTGATGATTGTGTACGTCTCTTGTGTTCTTAAAACCGCAACCCCCCAGTCCCCGCCGCGCAGACGATAGTAAGAAGTCGACGGCTCTCTGCCGACGAGATCAGATGTAACCATAATCCGGTGGGTAGAGTTAGTGGTGAAGCCGGTGATATCAACTTCGGCTGTATCTTCCCCGCCGGTACAATTGAAGTCTATATCGACATCACTAGTAACTAGATCCGAATAGCTTCCCGCCGCTTCCGCGGTAACGCCCTCATTCAGTGAGGCGTAAGCGCGGTTAGCTCCGGTGGTTGCGTTCGTGGTTCCGTCACCGCCGGCTGTTGAGGCGGTATTCACGTATCTTGTGATCGTCGATCCCGCCACTAAGTTACCGCCGTTGAAGAAAAGTAATTCATAATATCGTTGATACTGTGATAATAGCTTGCGTTCTGTATGTCGGTTAACAGCGATGACGGCAGGTTTATGAAAAAATCAACACGCTGCAAACTGTCGCCATGTGTTGTTAAGGCGTCTTTTTTTAGCTGGCGCATTCGCTGTTTAAGTCTTAAATATCCGCCGTTAACTTTTACAATATAAAACGGTGATCCGGCATGCGGGGCTTCTGTGCACTTCCCCCTTGGGTAAACTTCGACAATCCGATTGTTAGATTTTAAAACTAAGAGCTCATACCTTTCGGGGAACATTTGAGCTTTAAATATTTTATACACATGGGGATATTGCGGCTCAAACCATATCCTGAATTTCATTGAGCACCTAGGGTCAAGCCTCCGTAACAAACTCCGCTGGAAGTTGTCGAGCAAAGTTTAACATGCTCAAGACAAGTGCTTGGATACAATTTTGGCATCCCTATCTGCCACCACTCGCCGAAAGCGGCTACACTAGCTTGCGGTTGAGGCAAGGCCGCTAAACATTTCCTAGCAGTGACACCGAAGTTCCCCGCTGTTCCGGTTGTCGCGGAAAGAGTTAGAGAAGTAACTGACTTAATCGCTTTTCCAACCGGAATAATGCGATAGATTCTCGAAGCTCTTGGAGTCGCGCCGAGCGCGATGACAACCGCGGTCTGTGTCTGATCAGCGTGATCAACATAAGTAACCGTGCAGTTAACCCCCGTCGAGCCAAGCGCGGTATATATCTCAACGTACCATTCCACTAGTGTCCCGTCAGCCGCGCAGCGTCCGTCCGCCGCGGGCGTTGAAATGGTCAGATTCACTGTTTGTGCGGTGGTTACCGTTCCCGAAAGTCCGCCCATATGCGCGAGCCGATCATAGATCAGGTGTGTGCCGACGTTATCCGAACAAAACCAAGCCTGCAGAATATGCCCGTCGACAGTCGCCGGATTCCAAGACGGCAAAGCAATTAAAGCCCCGACTGTATCATCGGTACAGACCGCCGGCGTTGAAGGCGTCCCGCCTGCCAACGGGAAAGCTTTCCAGGTTGCGAAGAGCTGCCCCGCTGCAGTGTTCGCAAGGCTGTTCTCAAGTATATCATGCCTGCCCATCGAACCGGACATGGCCGCTACAATCTTGTCTTGCGTGTCGATCATGCCGGATCAGGAATGCCGATAGTAAAACTTGTTAATGACCAGGGGATGCCTAACGCTACCGTAACCGGCGCGTTTAATGACCCAACCGCTCTTAAAAGACTTCCGCCGTATGTCAGGGCAAAACAGCTTGCTGTTCCGGCAGTTGTTACTGTCCCTGAAGCGATTGCGGCGACAATGACTTCGCGGCCGCCGCCGGTCCGGTCATTAACCGATGTTACGGAAAGCGCGGAATTGTATCCTAGTGTATAGGACGCAACTTGCGCATAAGTCGTCGGCGTAGTGCTGCAAATATCACAACGGTCAGCCCCGGTGTCCAACACTGATAACCCGCTGTCAAAAACTGAATCAGCTAAAAATGCCATAGATTGCTCCTTCTTTAACAGTGTATTTTATTCTATACACTGCTAAACCAGAATAATTATAAAGTGAGGATTTTAGGGAATTTTTAAAAGAATCTCATGGGAAACCCTATGCCAACTCTATTTTTTGACTATAAAGAGAATGTTTGGCTGTCAAAATCCTCTATTAATATCGATGGTTTCTTTCTGCCGTGGTTTCGCTTGTTATTCTGCCCATTGGAATTCATTTCATTGCAGACCCTCCCATTATCGGAATTTCAATGCCCCCCGGAGCTTTAAATTGGGGATGGGTAAACTTTTCTAATAATTCAAGATATTCATTATGGGAAATCCCTAATCCGCTGCAAATCTCGTAACCGGTCTTTCCGAAGTATTTATGCTTAGCTAATGCGTCATAACTATGGTATCCGGTTTCCATAGCGTTAACAATTTTTTTAGCCTTTGTTAAGGATGTATGTCCGTGGCGTAATTTATAGCTCTGTTGGTCTGTCCATCTGGAATATCCATATTTAACTAATTTAAACATATCATGGATTCCCGTTTGACAATTGTCTAAGTTCTCGAAATTATTTAAATACGGGCCGGGTTCTGCGGTTTTCATTCCTAACGCTACGGCTTGCTGGCCGTTTCTTACTGAATCCCAATAAACAAATTGCCCTAAAAAATATCCGGTTGAAGATACTTTTTCAGGATAGGTGTACCAATATTTGTCAATAATTCCGTAATCTTTAATATTCTGGCCTAATAATCCGCCATGAGTAAGTAGCCATTTATGATCCAACGTATCCGCTTCTGAATTAAGGCCGCCGTATTCAGCTTGCGGATTCTCGCCCCAAATTATCGACTTAATGCCTAGATTTTCGGCAATAATTACCGGAATTGTAAAAATCGTCATATGCTCCGCAAGGGAAATATCCCCGCATCGGCGCAACGCTTCGCCGGCAATTCGATTTCTTTCAATTTGATCAGTCGCAATTTCAATCATTGGAAACCCAAAAACTCTTAGATTATCAAGATTTTTTCTGCCGACAGGGGTAAGGTCATCTGTCCGGGCATTAACTAACAAAGCCCGTAGCCCCAATTTTTTTATAGTCATTGACTGAAAATAAGAATCTTTCCCCCCGGAAACAGGAATAATACAGTCATAAGCCGCCGACGGGTTTTTTACCAGTTCGACTAATTCCTTTACCCGTTTCTCCCAATGATAAGCTTCATAAAGCTTTTTTTTCGCAACATTTGCGCAGGCATTGCAAATTGCCGAACCTGTGCCGTTTTGCTTAAGAGTGATCCCAGGCTTTGTAGCGGGGTACCCGCATTTAGTGCATCTAAACATAAACCTCTCCTAAAATAAAATGTTTTCCCGGATAGCTTTTGCCTAAAAACTTTAGGCTTTAATATTCAGCTTTAAACCGGCTTTAAAGTAAAATGCTGTTTCTTCCTCCTTTGTTTAATTTTGGAAACAACCGGTTAATTATGTATCCTTCGGACGGCTTATATTCATAATGTTTTTCCATATTGAATTTGAATCCAAAATCCGCAATCAGCAGGGGCAGCATTGAAACCGCGTCAACTTGATCATCTTTCCCTTTATAGTTCGGCGTCAAGTTTTCCATTTGCTGCATCAATCCTTTTAACGCCGGATTGATTTTTACTTGGCCGCCCCTGACTAATGAACCTAGCGTCCAGTTAATTCTTTCGTATTTTGACTGCTTAGTCAGCGGGATCGGAAAAATATTTAAATTAAGTTTTTGCTTAACCGCTTCCTGATATTTACTTACTTCGTTATCAATGATATACCGTAAATGCTCCTGTAGGCCGAACTCAATTCCGATAGTTCTCGGCTTATATTTTAATTGAAGTTTGATTAATATTTGGGCAAGTTCATTTCCGGGTTTTTTAACTCCAAAACTTTCGAGAACAAACAAGGTTGACGACGGTTTATGCCAGCCGCCAACCGCAAAAGCGGATTCATCAGAATAGGCTTGGATGGTCGCGGCGGGATCAAGGACAACGTAACAAACCAAGTCGTTCGGCAAATCGGTGTATACAGGCTGTGGGGGAGGGAATAGCTGATCCTCTTTAGCAACCGGGTTATTGTTAAATTGACAGGAAAATATGTATGGCCGCATTCTTTTCTTGTAGCGTTGTATGCGGTCTTTATTGAAATACGTGTAAATCGGTTTGTCATTTTCTTCTACCGCCCTAACAAAAACTCTTTTCCGGTAAATCCCGTTTTCAATCACCCATCCGTAAAGATCAGAATAATGGTATCTGGTTCCAACCATTGTTTCAACCCCATCCGGGGAAAGAATCGACTGAACATATTCGTACCATTCAAGAATTTTATCAATTTGCGTCGGGCTTGTTACGTTGTCTTTAGTAACCAAGTCGTCATAAAAATGATTGTCAAAATGACGGCCAACAATATTCGCGCCTACGCCGTAAGCTTCAACTTGCGCCTCTTGCGGGAGTTCGGAAGGATCCCCCTTGCGGACAATGGTCAGCATATTCGCGTTTGAAATTTCGTAATTACTATCATTTTTCCCGGGATCAATAAATATTTCAGGGAATAATTCAATTAAAATCGGCAGCCGGCAATATGCCTTGATATGTTTTAACATGGTTTCGGCCAGCCCGGCCGTCGCGGAATAAAGCCCGATTCGCCGCATTGGATCAATTAATATTTTTTGTACGATTGCTAGCTTGACAAAAGTACTCTTTAAGTGGTATCTTGGAACGAGAATCAATGTATCTTCATTTCCGAAAAGCCCCGCTAACCAGCGGTGAAAATGAGGGTCAATTACAGGTTCATTAGTTCCTTTGTATACGGCTTTTTTTAGGCCGATGACTTCATAAGCGAAATAGAATAAATCTGTTTTGCATTTGTACCTGGTAAATTCAAGGGCGGCATCTTCGCGGGCGCGATCAGCAGCTTCCTTCTCTGATAACCCATATTCTATATACCCTTGGTTAATTCTTCTTACATAAGATTCAAATAGTCTCCGATCCCGTTCGTTCAGACATCACCCCGTTTAGCCCTAATAGAACATATTTGTTTTATGTTGGTAGGGAGATTTTTTAAATCCCTTTCAGAAAACATAGATGAGTATCCGTTTTTTCTGTCTATACCAGCTGCTATATAGGCGTAAACGAATCTTTTAAAGCACTCCGCTATACTTAGCCCCTTTTCTTTTAAAATTGATTTAAAGGCCGTCCACTGCTCTTCAGGAATGTCGGTCAATTTTAGTATCCGGTATTCCCTCCCGCCCTTAACTATTGCCATCTAACCGCTCCTAAAACCAAATTCCCAAAATAATGCCCAAATTCTACGGTAGGTAGATTGCCATAATAATTTGGGGTATGTCAATATACTTTGTCTAAAATCTAAATTTGTGTCGCGTTTTCGAGAAGGGAGCTAGCAGGATTCCAAGACATTAGTACCCCTAGCACCCCTATTGCCAGAAAGCTGGACAGGAAAGATGCTGATGCTTCGCATCATCTCTACGCTCCGCCCGCCGCCGGCTTCGCATTTCCTATAGCCCGTTATCGCTCTTCATACTTCCAGCGTCCCCTGTTTTGCGGGGGGTTCTTGCGTGGAGTTGTCAGGTATATCTTGAGTAAGGTTGTCGGGTATATCTTGAGTAAGGTTGTCGGGTATATCTTGAGTAGAGTTGTCAGGCATATCCTGCCCCGTGGCCGCGTCTTGTCCGTCGGCCGGCGACACGCCGCCGAGCCCAGCCAGCAGCTTCGCTCGGTAGTCCGTCCATGCGGTGAGCTTAGCTTGCGCTTCCACGCGCCGCGCGTCAAAAGTGCCAAGGATGCGTTCCGCGGTCTCTATGGCCTTGATCCTTGCCCCTGTCGGGACTGTCGACTCTGTCCGCGACACTAATGCACCATCGCTATTATATACCTCTTTGACCTCTTTCCCCTCCATTTTGGCAATTTTCGCCAAAATGTCCATTCTGTCCAATTCATTAAATTGAATTTCGTTTAAAAAATTGACTACGTACTCTCGGGCTTCTTGGGAAGTTCTAAGGCGATACGCCCGTCGGGTTGCCTGCAGCTTATCGCCGGTACCTACGCGCCGCGCGGACTTGGCCAGCTCGCCATAAGTGGAAGACGTCGGGTGCGCATATAGCTCTAAGACTTGCTTGTCCTTGGGGGATAGAGGCTGCTTACTTACTCTCTTGCTTTTCACGGGCGCGTCTAAGGTGTGCGCCCGCAGTGGTGTCGGCACGGTGACCGGCCTCGGCACCGCCCGCGGCCGCTCATCGGCCAGCGCGGATAGCATGTCCATGTCGACGGCCATGCCTATACCTATCACGATACCGATCATCTGTCAAGTAACATTAGGCATTTTTCGAAAAAAAATGGAAAAAAAATAAAAAAAATGTTGACATAAAACCGTCACTATGATATACTGATTGTATCTTATGATGAGGAGGATCACTCATGAGCAAACAACTTTTCCGCGAGACTATCGCACAAGCGGCGGCCTACTATCGCCTGGCGCGGATTAGTAAGAGTCTGTCCGCTAGAGTAGCCTATCAAGCGCGAGCAGACAAGGCACTACGCACCGCATGGACGGCGACTGTATGGAACAAGGCAACGGGAGGCGCACTATGAGCACTATAAGCACTATGCGAAGATATGGTCTTAGCGGGATATCCCGCCAAGCTTGGGATGCACTATGCGACGGGGAATATCTGGCGACACTTGACATTCCCGCTGGCGTCGATCCTTGGGATGGTGAGCACGACGACTTGGCAATCCAGCTTGAACAAGACGCCCAAGCCCAAGTTGACGCAATTAATGCCGATAGAGGGTAATAACTATCGCCCGGGTTGACCGGGCGCAAAAGGAGAAACAAGATGAACTTATTAACTAGAGACCAAGCTATCAACATTATGGGCGAATCATTCATCCAAGCTTTGGACAACGAACCATGCGACTATACCAATTCAATCACGCCCGATGGATTAACCGAATTTGCCTCCATTGCATATGGAACTCCACTGGATACTGCTGATAGAATTATGGCGAAAGCAATCTATTACCAACCGAACGAATTAATTGAAGCCGTCGAAGACGCCGGAAAATCAATAGACACGGAACTGGATTGGGTGGTTGCTGGATACAAAATTCCAGGGTATAGCGCTTAGCAGCCTAACGGTCATCCGGGGGATTCCCCGGGTGATTTTTTTAAAAAAAATCATTGACAAAATTATATAAATGTAATATCATACATGCCGGAGGAATAGAAATGGCATACAAATTACCTACATACCTAGCCGAAGAAACAACGGTTATCATCTACACCGGTCTTGACCGGACACCGGTAGAAGTAAGAGTCCAGCTCTACCCTGATGGGGAGGCCTACATTTTCTGCGATCATGCGATTAATGCGCTGATGCAAGAGGATGAGGCAGCAGATGCTGTCGCCAAGGCTAAAGAAAGCATGGCGAAAAAGGAGGGAACATGCTGATTCACGAAAAATTAATTGCGATTCAGAAGGAAGTGAGCGCAATCGCGAAGACCCAAGTGAATAAGGATCAAGGGTTCTCGTTCCGGGGAATTGACGACGTGTACAACATGGTGCAACCCCTGTTCGCGAAACATGAAATCTTTTGCATCCCCGAAGCGATTGATGAAAAAAGCGAGACTAAGACTGCTAAGTCGGGGGCGGTCTTCATTGTCCGGCGGTATCTGATGAAATACACTTACTATGCAGCGGATGGATCGTCGATATCGACCACTATCTGGGGCGAAGGCGCGGACACATCGGATAAGGCGGGGAATAAGGCGATGTCAATTGCTCATAAGTATAGCCTGATCCAGATGTTTCACATCCCAACCGCTGATCAACCTGATCCAGATAAGGAATCCCCGCAGCTTGATC